AAGTCCTACCGCTGGGACGATAAAAAAGCGGAGGACAAGCCTATTAAGGAAAACGACCATGCAATGGATGACATCCGGTATTTTGTAAATACAATTTTACGTAGGCCCAAATTTCAATTTGTATGAAGAAAAGGAGGTGACAGCTATTGCAGCCTTTTTTGTCCGATAATAATAGTATGTTCCCAGTCGGGATGATGGAATCCGGCGCTTTGGATTTCATTACCGACCGGGATTTTTTATGCCAGGAAATTATGAATTGGGAAAGTTCTAAGAAACGGAAGATGCAGTTGGCAGGAAAGAATTATTATCGAGGCAGGCAGGATATTCTGAAAAAAGAACGTATGGCTATTGGCCGGTTCGGCCATCGCCAGCCGGTCAAGAATTTGCCGAATACAAAGATTATAGATAATCAGTATGCTAAAATGGTCAATCAGAAAGTGAACTATCTGCTGGGAAAGCCATTTACGATTATGACTGAAAATAACACGTATTCTGCATTGCTCAAAACAGTTCTGGGAGCCTCTTTTCAAAGGCAGCTCCGGCAAATTGGGGCAGACGCGCTGAATGGCGGTACAGCTTGGCTCATGCCATATTACGACCAGCTTGGAAATTTTAGACTGCGCAGGTTTGAACCACACACAATTTTGCCTTTTTGGGCAGATGAAGAGCACACCATACTCGATGCGGCTGTACATATGTATGGGATTATGACTTACACTTCCAAACGGATTTCCGAGGTTATCAAACATGTTGAAGCATACACCAACACCGGTATTTATTATTTTACCTATCAGCATGGTATTCTGATTCCAGAAAAGCCGGCGTATCGTCCGTATGCAATCGACGAGAATGGGAACGCGCTGATATGGAATAAAGTCCCGCTGATTGCGTGGAAGTACAATTCGGATGAAATTCCTCTCATTCGCAAAGTAAAGTCTTTACAGGATGGCATCAATTATATGGAAAGCGCTTTTGCAGACCGTATGCTGGAGGACCCCCGTAATTCTATCATGGTTTTAGTCAATTACGCCGGACAAGATCTGGGCGAATTTCGAGAGAATCTAGCAACGTATGGTGCTGTAAGTGTGGTTAACGAAAAAGAAGAACCCGGTGGAGATCTAAAATCTATTTCCGTGGAAGTCAATGCTGAAAATTACACAGCAATCCTGAAAATATTTAAAATGGCTTTGATTGAAAATGCTGGCGGATATGATGCTAAAGATGACCGTTTGGCGAACAATCCCAATGAGATGAATATCCAGAGTATGTACAGCGATATTGATTTGGATGCAAACGCTATGGAAACAGAATTTCAAGCGGCACTGGAGGAGTTGCGCTGGTATATTGATGCTCACTTTGCCAATACGGGACAAGGGGATTTTTCAAATGTGCCGGTGACATTTACATTTAATCGAAGCATGATGGCCAACAACGGAGACCTGATTACACAATGTAAGGACAGCATGGGAATTGTTTCTGACCGCACGATTTTGGCACATCATCCGTTTGTCGACAACGTGGATAAGGAACTGGCCGAACTCAAACAGCAAAAGCAGGAAGACATGCAGATGTATGGTGACGGGACGTTCTCACAGCATGACAACAATGGACAGGAGGAAATGCAAAAATGACATTTGGAGAACACACGTTAAGATACAGGAGAAGGCCCATTGTGGTTGAGGCATTTCAATACACAGAAACAATCGCAAAAACCGATAATTGGCTTGGTGTTCCGCCGTGGGCGTTAAAGGCTTTGGAAAAGTCTGACATGTTGCTTAATGCAGATGGCGAACTTTTTGTCAAGACGTCAGAAGGCTACCCTCGTGTATCTATCGGAGATTACGTTATCCATGATGCAAACGGCGAAATGCATATATGTAAACCTGATAATTTTGTGAAAGCCTACATACCGGTGAACAATATAGAGTTTAATAGTTTCGTAGACACCGTTGCTGACAGCTTTCAGAAGAATTTGAAAGCCTGGGCGGTGGATGCTAATGCGAAACGCTGAATATTGGGCCAAGCGCATGGCGGCTCTTATGGATGCAGAAATGCACAAGGCGGATATCTATGGCGTAGACGTTGCCGCAGCATATAAAAAAGCAGCGCGCTCCATGCAGGCGGACATTGAACGCTGGTATGCTAAATTTGCTGATAACAATGGCATTTCCATGTTTCAGGCACGCCGGATGCTGCAAAAAGACGAACTGGAGGAATTCCACTGGACAGTTGAGGAGTACATCAAGCATGGGCAGGAAAACGGTATCGACGCAGACTGGAAAAAGCAGCTTGTCAATGCCAGTGCGAAAGTACATATCGGCCGGCTGGAAGCATTGAAACTGCAGTGCTTTCAACATGCGTATGAAGCTTCGGAAAGTCTTGAAGATGGAATGCATACCTTGCTTCAAAAAATTTACATGGACACCTATTTCCATACAGCCTATGAAGTGCAAAAAGGCGTCGGCCATGGTGCGCCTTTTGCAAAAATTAACACCACACAGGTGGAAAAGGTGTTAGCAAAGCCATGGGCGGCGGATGGTTCTGATTTCAGCAAACACATCTGGAAGAATCGTGCACAGTTGGTGCAGGAACTGGATGCAGGGCTGACGCAGGGTATCATCCGCGGCGACCCGCCAGACAAGTTGACAAAGCACCTGTCCGACCGCTTTGGCGTGTCCGAACACAGGGCGCAGACGCTGGTACAAACTGAATCTGCGCATTTTGCAAATCAGGCGCAAAGCGATAATTTCAAAGAGTTGGGCGTCAAAAAATATGAAATTGTGGCTGCACTGGACAGCCATACTTGTCCTATCTGTGGTGATATGGACGGTCAGCAGTTCCCACTTTCAGAAGAAGAACCAGGTGTTAATGCACCGCCGCTTCATGCAAACTGCCGCTGCTGTAAAGCGCCGGTTGTTGATTTTGAGACATCAGGACAGCGTGCTGCACGCGGGGAGGATGGCAAGACCTACTATGTGCCGGAAGATATGACCTATAACGAATGGGCAAAACAGCATGCATAGGCTTTAATTTTTCATAAATCAGAAGCAGGCAGCCATATGGCTGCTTTTTTCATACTTAAAATCAGGAGGTAACCAATGACAAAAGAACAGTTAAAAGCACTTGGCCTTGATGATGCGGCAGCCGAAAAAGTCGCTGCCGAGTCCGCTAAAGAGCTGAAAGAGTACATCAAAAAGACCGAATATGACACACTGGATGCCACCAAAAAGCAGTTGGAAAAGGACGTTGCTATCCGTGATACCCAGATTGAGCAGCTGAAAAAGGCTGACCCGGAAAAGCTGCAGCAGACCATTACCGAACTGCAGACACAGAACGCTACCAACAAATCCGACTATGAAAAGCAGCTTAAAGAGCAGAAAGTAGGCAGCGCAGTTCAGCTGGCACTTGCAAAAGCAGGCGCTATTAATGTTCCGGCCGTGTCATTTTTACTGAAGCAGAATGGGCTTGACCCGGAGAAGGCAGAATTTGCAGAGGACGGCAGCCTGAAAGGTCTGTCCGACCAAATTCAGAAGCTGCAAAAAGCTGAGGATAGCAAGATGCTGTTCAGAGCAGCAGACGCAAAGCCTACTTTTAAGGGCTTTAAGCCTGCAGAGAACAGGGATGGCTTACCGCAGGACAGTGACGAACAGCCGAAAACAATGGCTGAAGCAATTGAAATGTCCCTCAGCGCCCAGCAGAGCGCTGAGGGCACAAACTGAAAGGATGATGAAATATGCCCGTAACACTTGAAGAAGCAAAGAAAAACACACAGGATAAACTGTCGCCATTCGTCATTGACGAATTCCGTAAGAGCAATTTCCTTATGAACAACCTGACCTTTGATGACTGCGTTTCCCCGCAGGGCGGCGGCGCGACCATGACCTACAGTTATACCCGCTTGACGACTCAGCCGACTGCTGAATTCCGTGAAGTCAACCATGAATACGCACCGCAGGAAGTTACCAAAGACCGGCAATCCGTTGACCTCAAGATTTTCGGCGGCAGCTTCCAGATTGACCGAGTCATTGCGGATATGGGTGGTATCACAAATGAGGTCACGCTCCAGATGCAGCAGAAAATCAAGGCGGCAAGTGCGCTATTCAATGATACTGTCATTAACGGTGATTCTGCAACCAATGCAAATACCTTTGATGGCTTGGAAAAAGCGGTTGCAGGGTCTAGTACGGAATACACGCCCAGTACAATTATCGACCTGTCCACTTCGGATATGATTGATAAGAATTATAAATACTTCCTGGATGCACTGGATGAATTCCTGATGGGCCTTGACGGTACGCCGTCTTTCATTGGCGGCAATCTCAAACTGATTGCAAAAATCCGCGCTTGTGCCCGCCGCGCGGCTATGTACCAGACCACCAAGAATGATCTCGGCCAGCAGATTGAAAGTTATGCCGGGATTCCGCTGGTAAACTTCGGTGCAAAGCCCGGAAGCAACATTGATGTGGTACCGGTAAAGACAGCGGATGGTACAGACCAGGGCTGCACATCTCTATATGCTGCACGCTTTGGTCTTGACGGTTTCCATGCAGTTTCTCCAGCGGGTGCACTGCCAGTTAAGCAGTGGCTGCCGGACTACAAAACCAGTGGTGCGGTAAAGACCGGTGAAGTCGAACTGGTGGCGGCTGTTGTCTTGAAAGCAACCAAGGCGGCTGCCGTTATGCGCAACATTAAAGTACAGTAAGGAGTGGTTGACAATGGCAAAGATTTATGCACCAAATAAGCAGTATACAGGTATTTCAGCTGGTGTGCCGTTTGCTGCAGGCGTGGGGGAAAGTGATAACCCAACGCGCTTGGCGTGGTTTTGTGAGCATGGTTATACGGTAGAGGAAACTACTCCGCTGGCAGAAACACCAGAACCGGTACCCCCGGTAGAACCGAGGCAGCCTGCCGAACCTGCTGATACCAGCAAAAAGGCGGCAGCAAAATGACAGCCGTGCTGGATGATGTAAAGTCCCGCCTTGCGATATTTGGTTATGAGGTCCAGCCGGAAGATGGATGGGCACTGTCCTACTGCATTGACCGGGCGGCGCAGGATATTTGCAATGCCTGCAATCTGGACACGGTGCCAGACGGTCTGCATTATGCACAAGTGGACCGTGCCTGCGGGGAATTTTTGCAGGCGAAATATTCGACTGGCAAGCTCAGCGATGAAACCACGCAGGCGGCAGTGCAGTCTATCAAAGAGGGCGACACCACCGTACAGCTTTCCATTGGAAGCAGTCTTACGCAGCGTATGGCGGCAGCCATTGCAACCCTACAAAATGCCGGAGAAAGCGAATTTGCAAAATACAGAAAGCTGGTGTGGTAAATATGAGCATGATGGATACGGTCCGGGCGGCGCTGGGGACGCTGTATACCGGAAAGTGTGATGTAGTAGAGTATCAAAAATACCTTGATGGTGCAATCACACGCTACAAAGAGGTAACAGTGCTAACCGACCAGCCGTGCCACCTGTCCTATGGGTCAATTCCCGCTGCAGACAGTGCGGACGGCGGCGGGGCAGCATTAACGCAGGTCACAAAGCTGTTCTTGCCTCCGGGCGTGGAAATTAAACCGGGCAGTAAATTGATTGTGACACAAAACGGCCAGACTACAGCCTACAGTCAAAGCGGGCAGCCTGCTGTGTACGAGAGTCACACAGAAATCACGCTGCAGCTATTCAAAAGGTGGGCGTAATGAGTAACGTTGAATTCGATTTCCACGAGTTTGAGGAATTTGCACAGCGGTTTCAAAAGATGGCTTCCGACTTGGATGAATTTTGTCGGGACATATCACAGCAGTTAGCGGCAGAACTGCTGCGTAAGTGCATCAAACGGACGCCGGTTGGCCAGTCCGTCACACAAACAGAGCGGGGAAAAGCGCGTACTGTACAATACCGTACGAAAGACGGAAAGAAAAAATTTCATACGGTTAAGGGAAAAAAATACACTTTTACCTTACATCATGGTGGTACGTTAAGACGAGGATGGGCCGCATCCGCTGTACGCAAAGAGGGAGATACTTATGTAGTTGAGGTATCAAACAGCGTACTGTATGCGGCATATGTGGAATACGGACATCGGCAAGAGCCAGGACGATTTGTGCCTGCCATTGGAAAACGGCTGAAAAAATCGTGGGTGCCCGGCAAATTTATGATGACCATTTCCGCAAACGAGGTGCAAAACGGCATGGAAGCGAAGATTGAACACGCACTGGCGAAATATATGGAGCAGATGCTAGATGGTAAATGATATTATACAGGGTATTTCCGCCGCAGCGGCGACGGTCAAAAATGTAGCATTTTACGACAGCGAAGCAGAGCAGGAATTTAACCCGCCCTGCTTTTTTGTACAGCCTTTAGAACTGGATACTGTTCCTCAAATTATGGGGCAGGAGATGCGTATGCAGCCATTTGATTTGCAGTATTTTCCCGCTAATGATGAGGGAAGGAACAGCCTGTATGATTTGGCAGAGCAGCTCGTCCCCATTCTACGGGTGCTGACACTGCAATCGGGCCAGAAAATCCGCGGCTCAAATATCAAGTATGCGGTGCAGAACGGAAATTTGCACTTGTTTGTAAATTACAATGTAATTTTGCGCCCATCTGAGGAAACGCCTCAAATGATGGAAAATCTTACGCAAGATCAGGAAGTAAAGGAGTGATTTTTATGGCCGATACAACTAATACAACGGTCCAGTCTGCAGCAGCCTACACCAAAAAGCAATTGCTGTCTGCAAAGCGGTATGCCAGCCGACACGATTTGCTGGCTGCATTGTTGCAAGATGGTCAAACCTATACGCACGAACAAGTGCAGACGGCCTTAGACAAATACCTGAAAGGAGTGATTCAATAATGGCACTTGGAGGCGGTACATTTACAGCACAGGATAAAGTGCTTCCCGGAGCCTATATCAATTTTGTATCTGCGGCACAGGCATCGACCATGCTGTCCGACCGCGGGATTGTGGCGATGCCGCTGCAGCTTGATTGGGGACCAGACGGAGAAGTCTTTTCAGTAACAGCGGATGACTTTTCCCGGCATGCAAAGTCTATCTTTGGATATGATTACAATGCTGTGGAGCTCCTTCCTATTCGGGAGATTTTTCACCACGCGACGAAACTGCTTGCTTTTAAACTGGGGGTAGCTGCAAAAGCGCAGAACACATTTGCAACCGCTAAATACGGCGGTACCCGTGGGAATGATATTCAAATTATGATTCAGGTGAATGTGGACGATACAACAAAGTTTGATGTCAGCACGATTTTAGCAGGTGTGGCGGTTGAAAAGCAGACAGCAGTAGCGAATGCGGCTGCCCTGCAGGACAACGATTTTGTGATATGGAAAGATGATGCCACCCTTGCAGCAACGGCCGGTACTC